TAAGCCTGCAACGACGCCGCCGAGAACCGCCCGGAGCCAGCCAGTTCGCCGACGACCGATGAGCCGCTGGTGAAGGAACCCAGATCCGGCATGTCGGCGATCCGGACGCCTGGGAACGTGCCTGTCGTTACGCTCATGATGTTACCCCAGTGTCGCGATGACGGTCAGCACGCCCGACGCGTTCGTGACTGTGTTCGTGCCGTCCGTTTTGATGCCGCCGAGCGTTGTCGGAGTGGCAATCGGTAATACGCAGGACGACGACCCGGCTGACGTGACGCCTGGACCGCCTGCCAGATAAATCGCTTCTGACCCGTCAGTCAGAGCCGCCGGGTTCGGGTCGGTCAGCATGATCAGCGGCTCCATCAACGCCGGCCCCACCATCGGGCGGACGTGCAGGATACCCTCGGCCAGCGTTTCGGCCTTCCAGCCGCCATCCCAACTCAGCAGCATGGCCCACCCGCAGCGCAACGGCAGCGCGCCGATAGCACCGAACGGGACGAAGAAGTCGAAGCTCCCGATGGCTGAGCTGATCACGCCGTCGCCGGCCCAGAGGACCGCCCCAGGCCCCATGCACGGCCTGCCATAGTCCCAGCCGAAGCCTGGGTATGCCCGGTCGGTGTGGATGACGAGACGCGCCGCCGGGCCGCCGAGGCCGCCGGTGAGCACCAACGCCTGGGCCGCCGGATGATCAGCCTCGACGATGGTCGCGCGCAGCGTCAGGCTGTCGGCGCCGGTCATGACGAGGTCGCGGCGCGGAATGCGCGTGGCGCTGGTTCGCATGTATGGGAGGATGATGGTCTGCTGCATTATGCCACCCTGGAGATGCGGTCGGTGGGGGTCATACGATGTTCAAAACGTTGCCGTTGCGCCAGACATCACCAGCGCTCAGCCCAGCGGAACTCGTTGGCAAACCAGACAGGTTCAACTTCGCCGCGCTAACCCGGCCATTCGTATCAATCGTCGCCCGAGTGGAGACATAGTCGCCGCTCGCGTTGACGTTGGCGACATAAAGCATACCGCCGCCACCAAAGATCAGACCGACCCCCGCGCTCTGCGCGGTATCATAACAACTGACCGATGGGTTGGCGGTGGATCGCGCCATGACATGCCCAAGGGTCGCCACGATATTACCCGCCGCCAGACTGCCCGCGCTGTCCACCCCGAACCCCGGCGAACTGAACGCGTATTCGCTGAACGTCGCATTCCGCAGATCTATCCCGTTCTGCCACGCGCTACCGGCCTGTAGCGCCGCGAACGGAATCGGGCTCGTGGGAACGCCCGTCGCCGCCGCGTACCCGCCGAGGTAAATCCCCCTGCCGTTCGGCGCGATCGCGTTCTGCTCGATCAACAACCCATTGTACGACTGTGAGACATGCCCGGCGGTATTCACGTCGTTGGACCGGCTCACGGCGTAGGCGAACAATATGTGGCCCATCACGGCGCCGGGAGGCTGCACCTGAAAGTCGGTGCTCTCGGGGCAGATGGACATACCGCCCGTATAACGAGGCACGGTTCCGAGCACGCTTGTCCAACCCAGATCGTCCCCGCGATGCACGGGGTTGATCAGAACCGGCACGCTCCACCAGTTCCCGGCGGTATCCATGGGACTGACGTGAACGATCCAATAATTCATGTATGAAATGAACGATCCGACGCCCGGCGGCGTCGTCGTCTGCACACCAATGATATCGGTGTGACCCATGTCGTTTCCCAGCGCGGTGGCCTTTGTGTAATAAGCGAACCGCGTGGCCTGTCCGGTCGCTGTCGTATCGTTGTAAACGTCTGTCCGTTGAGCCACGACCCCGGCATTCGTCGCCTGGACGGGGCCAAAGAATTTCTCGTTGGTGCTCTGCCCAATCCATTCTTTGGTGTAACCGGTCATCGTGACATCAACCGGTCCAGTCACCGTGGCATTGCCCGTCAGCGGCAGGAACGGCCCGCCCGGCGGCATCGGCCCCGGTGGGCCGGGGATTCCCTGCTCGCCCGGCGGCCCCTGCCAATCATTGCCTGACGGATCCGGCGGCACGTCCGGCGGTTGCGGGTAGCCGCTAAAGTCCAGACCGTCGTCGAGGGGTGGCGTCATCGTGGGGCCTCCAGGCATCGCTCGATGATCTTGGCCAGCATTGCGTTCCGCGCCTCCATGTTGGATTGCAAAATCCACATCGTCGCGCCGAGGAATACGACGTTGAACAGGGCGAGCATCAGCATCCCAGGCGGCAACGCGTCGATTGCTTGCCGGAGCAATCCGACCAGACCGGGCGCGCGTCCGCTCTCGCTCATGCCAGCACCATGATTCGAACGGCTTGCGTGCTGACAATCACGGGCGCGTCGGCGGTCAGCGCATCAACGAGATATTCACCGGCGGCTACGCCGGCCGCGCTGTCCGTCACGGCCGCGCCCCAGGCGACCGCCGCGCTGCTTCGTGTCGCCGCCCGCGTCTGGATGCCGATGCTCATCCCTTGGTTCCAACTGGAACCGCCCTGCACGACCTGATCGAGCAGCATAAACCCGGACGGAACCGACGTGCCGGCGTTGCCGCTGACACCGAGCACGGCCAGGACCAGATCACGCGCTGAACTGGTGGCGACAGATGGCACGGAAGCCGTCCACGATCCCGCCACCGCGTTCGATGCCATCGCGGGCACGCCGGCGTTGGCGTCCCAGCGCGCCGCGTCAACACCGGTCAACGCCATGGCGAGCACCGAGGCGCTATCGACGGCGGCGGCGTAAGTGACGGTGATCGTGCTTGACGCCAACGTGCCCGTGACCTGGGCCGACCATATTTCCAGATTACCCCGCGTGCTGCCGTGCGTCCGCGCTCGCCGCGTCCATGTCAGTCCGCCGCCCGTTACGGTGGAAACCGCGACGCCGGCCGTTTGCAGGCAATAGGTGGCAAGCACGATCACGTCGTTCGCGGAGAAGCCGGCCACATCGACGGTTATCGTGCTCGTGGCGCCGAGTCCCTTGCGCGCGAACATCTCCCAGGTCGGGCGCGGTGCCGTGGTCGAGCCGCCCGTATCGGCGGTCAGCGCGTCGAACAGCACCGCCGCCTGCGCCGTGGTGAATGCTGATCCCCAGGTGAATGTCTGGGCTGTCTGGGTGGCCGTGACGCCACGATAGCACGCGCCGATCGAGGCATACCGGCTGCCGCCTCCGTTGACCGTGGAGCCGATCGTTGTGAACCCGGTGGGCAGCGTTCCCATGCCCTGGCTGGTGTTGGAGCCAAAGCCAAAGATCAGGAAGTCATTCGCCTGCGCGGTCGAGATGTTCGCGAACGACGGAGCGATACCGCCGAAGTTGACTTTTCTGGCCGCGAGCGAGGCGTCGCTGTCCCATGGTGTGGTTGTGTTGCAGCCGGAAACGCCGAACACGAGGATCGCGGCATCGTCTGATGCGGCAGTGAATGTCGCGGTGATCGGCACGGCGGCCAGAGCGGACGGCGCGAGCGCCCACCACAATTCGAGCGTCTGCGGATCGTAGGCGCCGAGCGGCGTGCCGGAGCCGGTGAATACCGTGGCCTGGGTGCGCTTGTTCCACGTCAACCCGCCGCCCGAGACACCCGTCACCCACGACGGGACCGGGCTAAATTTCTCAAGATAAACGAGCGCGCAGATAACGCGGTTGGTGCCGGTCGTCGTGAGCGTGGCCGCGAGAGTTGTCGAGCCGGAGGACTGACCCGTGGCCATGCCGTCGAGGACAGGCGCCGGCATCAGGTGCGCGCCGCGAGGATGGTTATTCCGATATCCGAAAGAGTGGCATCAGCGGTCGGCGCAATGATCTGGAGAACGTCACCGACCGCGAGCGTCCCCCCGCTTCCCGCGAGTGTCGCGCTGACGTTGCTGGCGCTGGTGACGGTGACTGTACCAATTGGCGTGATTGTCGTTCCGCCAGAGATGCGGTTAATGACAAAAGCCGCGCTGCCAGTTGCTTTTGTCGAGTCGTAAACCGTTGTACCAACCAAACCGCTCGGGACCGTGACGGCCATGCTGATGGGTGCGTTGGCGATGGCACCGGTTGCCGGTTTTCCCGAGAACGCGAAGGTGATCGGAACGGATTGAACGCTCGCCGGGAGCTGCGCGAACGTGGCCGCGCCCGTCAACGCCGAGAACGCCGGGGCCGCGGTCAGCGTGCCGCCAGACAGGTTCATGCCCGACAGCGACGACACCGCCCCCGCGTTCCACTGAACCGCGAGCGTGCCCGTCGCGGTAATCGGCCCGCCGCTGATACCAGTGCCGCTGGTGGCGATGTTCGTCACCGTGCCAAAGGCAGTGCTGTCCTTCCCATCGAACAGGTCGGCGTCGAGGCCGGACCCGGCGCCGTCCACCGTTATCAGCTTGGCGAGGACCTGCGCGGCGGTGTCTGGGCTGCCGCTTGCGCCCGGTGGTCCAGCGACTCCGTCTTCGCCGTCTTCGCCAGGGATTCCAGGACTACCAGGCGGCCCCGGAGGTCCGACCCACCGCAATGGATCGGGCGGCCCTGTATCGGTTCCGGGATAATCACTGTATCGTAATTTATACGTCATCAGAAGTATTCCGCGACGACGCGCTCGCCGGATGTCGGCAGCGCGGTCAGCGTGAACAGCGAACGCATGGCCTGCACCAGTTCTGCCTGATCTTGTTTCGCCGGCGGAAACTTCGGTGCCAACTCGTAAGCGGCGATCAGTTCATAGGGAAACGCCGCCATCTCTGGAATGTCCTGGGAACTCCATCGCGCGATGCCACGTCCGACCAGATCCGTGTGAACAGCCATCACCGCCTCGACGGCGACATCGTGCGATGAGATGCCCATGGCGCCTCGCCGGATACGGCCCTCGAGCAGTGCCACGAGCGCGGGATCGGTTGTCTTGCCGAAGCTCGATGCCGCCATCGAAGCCGCCAGTTTCGTGTATTCCTCGGCGAACGCGCGAGGGACGGCGTCACCGGTCCACCAAACCAGCCCCTGAGCATCGAGGGCCGCGTGAACGGACGCCACGCGTTCCGTCATGAACGTCAGGTCGGCGGTGGACGGCGACTCTTCCGCCGCGATGACGCCCAACTCCACCAACGCGGCGAGGGCGATGTTCACGACAGCGACCATTTCCGTGAGGACCGGGCGGTCGTCGAGCGGCACCACGGTGACGTTCAGTCGCCGTAATGCGCGCTCGGCGATCGTTGAGACGGGGACGCTCACTACCTGCTCGCTGGTGGTGGCGTCGGAACGTCACCCGGCTCGGCGATGGCGCCCGCCGCGAGCGACGACATGCGCGTGGCGTGGCCGGAGACCGAGTGCCTGGGAGCGGCCATGGTCGTCACCGGGGGAACCCACGGCTCGCCTGTCGGCGGCCCTGACGGCGCGTTCGGATCGAGCCCCACCGCGATCAGGTGCGCGTCCCGGATCATCGTGTTTTCCTCGATGCTCGCGCCCGCGCCGCCGCGCGCGCCGATGCTGCCGTCGCCGTTGTAATCGAGGATTATCTGCGCGCCGATGCTGGCTCCCGCCATCAGCTCGCGCTGCTCCGCCGTGCGCTGGGTGGGGACGGCCGGCGCCGCGGCCGCGCCAGTCACTGTTGGAGCGGCGCGCTTTTTGGCGTCGTCGTCGTCGTCATGTGGTTTCGTTGCCATGTTGGTTACTCCGTTCGGTTAGAGGAGACGGCCCAGGCGTTGCGCGAACTCGATGGGGTCGGTGGAGTTCTTCCTAACGTTGCAACCGCCGCAGCAAAGTTGAATGTTAGAAATCCAGTTCGATCCGCCCTTGCTTAACGGCTGGATGTGGTCGGCGTGGTAGCCCTTCTTCAGTAGCTCGCGGCAGTAAGCGCACTTGCCATTCTGACGCTTGTGCAGGGCCTTCAGTTCCGCTCCGGTGTGATTGCCATCGGCGCTTGCCAGCAACGCCCGGTATCGGAGTTTGATGGCTTTGGCGGCTTCTGGGTTTTCCTTACGCCACTTCAGCACCTTCTCGGGGTTTCGGGCGCGCCACGCCTGCCTTCTGGCTACGAGTTTGTCCCGGTTTAGTTCGGCCCACTCGGCCTCCTTGGCCTTGATCCTCTCTTTGTTGGCCTTGCGGTAAGCGGCGATATGCTCCCCGTTTGCAGCCTGCCAGCGACGGGAGTGCTCAATGGAGCGCGCCGGGTTGCGTTGATAGTCACGCGTCCATTTAGCCTTTATCTTGTCGGGGTCAGTAGCTTTCGTCTGCTCATACCGTTCGCGAGTCGCGGCGTTGATCTGCTCACGGTGAGAGTCCGCCCATGCCTTCCGCAAAGCCTTCGAATGCTCCGTTGCATTCTTAAGCTTCAGGCGCTCCCGCACCTGCTCCGGGTGGAGAGCTTCCCAACGCTCTCGCCTGACGCGCTGCGCATCCTGTCTCTCTTTTCGATAGTCTGGGTCTAATTCCTTGCGTGCGCGTTCGTTGGTCCTGGTCGTCTTCAGGTAAATAGACTGACACGCGAGGCACGCTCCAGTGCTGACATAGCGTTGCGATAAATGATCCCTGATACAGGGTTCGCCGCTGAAGAAGTGCGGCAGGCTCTCTGCTTTAGCCTGCTCGCGCGTGACAATACGCCCCGCATAGGGCGTATATTCCTTAGCCATGACAGTCGGTCCTTCGTCTGTTGTGGTCAGAAGCATGGAGAGTGTGTTCAGCACTCCCCGTGCTTCGCCTTCATACCACAACATATCGGCTGGACCCAACAACATTACGCAACTGGCTCCGCGTTATCGTTACGTTCAAGCATCAGGCTCGGCGCTTGTGAAGACCGAGACCACACCGGCGTCCACTGGCTTTGTGGTATCCACGGACACGTCGGTGCCCCAACGAAGCTTGGCAATCCCACGCATCTCGCTCAGGCCAACGCCATGGAAATAGGAATAATCTCTTACATTAGTTGTGCTTTTCATCCTTTGTGCCCACGCAATTCCTAAAGCCTGCGCGCCGCACAGAACGGACATCGCAACGTCCACGGTGGCGCCAGCGCCCACGTCGGCGATGACCGGCATCTCGGGAACTTCGCGGATGATGACGCCGTTGTATAAAATATCTCCAGCGGTGAACAACGGATTATCCCGACCACGATCCCACGCGTATTGCAACGAGTTGATGATGACCGGGTCTTGCATGAGGTCGCGGAACGGCAGGCTCGGGACGAACATGACGAACCATTCCTCGTCATCGTTGACGGAGATGGGCCGGATGCGTGGCGAGGCGGTGCGGGCGATGCGTTTCGCCAGCGTGACGACGGCGGCGGTCAGTTTGTCGGCGGTGTTGTCGATCGTCGTGAGGGCTGTCGCCATGACGCCGGACACCGCGTTGGTCTTGGTGGCGCCGAACAGCACACGATCGGCGTTGTTGACCATCCACGCGTTGCGCTCGGCGGCTGTGGCGGTGGCGTAGGATTTCTGCACGTTGCCGTCGATGGTGATGGCTTCGAGCGACGTGATGATGTCGCTCCGCATCTTTTCCAGTTCCCAGTTCATGAGCGCTTCACGCGCCGCATCCCTGAGATCGATCACCGACTTTTGTTCGTCCCAATCAGAGACCGCGACGGCGTGCCGGAACGCTGAGACGGTGACGTTCAACGACCGGGCGTTGAGGATTTCCTCATTCCCTTCCAAAACGGTATTGCCAGTTACGCCCGCTCCCACGAGGCGCCGGACGGTGGGGAACACGACGGTGTCGCCCGCCTTGCGGGTCAGATCCTCGCGCACCTGGATCATGCTACCCATGGTTGTGCCCATGTATCGCGCGAACTGGTTTTTGCGAATATACTCGGAAAAGAAGTCGGAATCCCAGATTGTGGGAGTCAGTCCGGCTCTGGCCGGGGTTACGTTCATGTCCGCCAACTGAATGGCTCCTGTCGCTGGGGATTGATGGGGACGTGAAGCGACGCCCGGATAAAGCCCGGCGACGGCTCAGCGCCCGCTCAGTCCCCCGGCGACGGGGTCACACCGATCACTCGGACCCGGTGGGGGTCCAGCGCCCGAACTCGTCCCGGCGACGGACTGCCTTCACTTCCGCGATACGCCCGATTGTGCCCGGCGACGGCGGCGGTTGCTCTGGCGGCTCAGCTACGTACTCTGGCGGCTCGGCCTCGTAATCACTGACGGTGGCCGCGATCCGTTTAGCATCAGCGAGGGAGGCGAAGATAGTGGCCTGCTTTTCCGCCTCCGTCTCGGGCACGCGGCGTTGCAGGCGGGCCGCGTAGAGGATGGCAGTCAGGGTCGCGAGGTCGGTCACCTCC